TATGCCAGAAATAGCTGAATCTCTGGAATCCAGAGGACTGTACCGCCGTGCAGCAAATCGCTGGCGTGAAGTGATGAATCAAACTTATAACGAAAAGGAACGAGAACAATATCGCCGCAGAATGAATCAGTGCCTTGATATGGTAAAGCGCCCACCTATCAAGTACGAATCATTGAGCGATGTTAAAAAATCAATCACCGCCGCACAGAAACGTATGGGGCTGGCAAAACCCAAAAGTCAGCCATTAAGTATAAAAAGCCAACGACAGGGATAACCATCCCGAAATCTATTGCAAAGGTCTTTCTGCTGGTAGGCCCTATAACCATGTAACCGGAAAAAAATCCGGTTACATTACGACCATACTGAACTACCAGGCAGCAAATTTATTCATCCAAAAATCAATACTTCACTTCTGTCTGTACATCCTGCCGCCCCCTCGAGCTCATATATCAATCGACTTTTCTTCTGGTATCGATCGAATTTATTCTTTCAATAATTGCAACGATTCGATCTATCATTCCAATTAATGCAATAACAATAATTGTACTAATCGTAGGAGATAGCCATGTCAAAGCAGTCCGTGAAACCGGTTCTAATCAGCGAAGTGCAAATGCAGGAAATCAGAAAAATACAGGAACAGCACCGGCGACAGTCTGGTATCGGTGTCGCCCCAACCATCCACGAGATAGCCAGAGGACTGATGGATAAAGCCCTGCAAAACATTGAACAACCGAGCGTAAACATATAGCCAGGGAGCAAAACAACAATCCGTTTGTTTTTCATACTGATAATTAATATTTAGGGGGTAAAAAAGGTAATTATGAAAGCAAAATTGACTGATGAAGAACTGATCCGTGAGGTGGAATCTCTAGCCTGGAAGCTCTCTTACCCAGAAATACTAAACATTCAGCAACTGATTTACCGCTACAGAAGCGCTATATGTGGGCTCACACAATATGCATATACAGGAGTGCCAATTCCATATGTAGGCGTACCAATTCCATACACTATGAATATTGATACTACTGATAAATAAAAGGGATCATCATGCCAATCGTACCAACTATTAAAGGGCGTCAGATTGAAAGCCGCGGTGTTCAGACCGGAGGATTTCAGACTTTCCAGCAGCCTAATATGGGCGATGCATTGGTTCAGGCTGGTGGGCTTGCAGTTGAAGTATTTGCGCAGGAAAAACAACGGGCCAATATTGCATTAGGTCAGGAGGCCTCTCTTCAACTCAATCAGTTCTCAAGTGACTTAATGACGAATCCCCAAACCGGGCTTTTAAGACAGCTGGGAAAAAATGCTGTCGGTAAGGGGCACGAATACACCCAACAATTCGATGCAAAAACGCAGGAACTGGCTTCTAAACTGTCTGAATCAGCTCGAGCGGCTTTCATGCAGCAAGCAGAGCAACAACGTATTCAGTTTGCTACCCAAGCAGAACGATATGAAATAGGCCAGATACATGCTTATGAGCAGGATCAATTTCAATCCACCCTGAATACGGGTTCTAGAACCGCATCAGAAATGTATGCCGATGGACGCAGTTATAACAGGGCAAACCTTCAAATATTCCAGCAAATAGAGAATTATGGATTTGCATATGGTTGGAGTGATGAACAGATTCAGGCTAAAAAGATTGAATTCAAAGAAGCAACAGCCAAAGCAGCCGCTCAGAATGCCATTGGAGCCAATTATAAGGCGGTATACCAGCGGAATAGTGAGCTAGGCGATGCTGTATCAGGCTCTAGTCGCGTCTCGATTACTGGTGGTAATTCAGGTGATGGTGCGCGCGGCATACGTAATAATAATCCCGGCAATATCGAGTACAGCAAAACAAATCCGTGGGTTGGCCAGACGGGTGATGATGGTCGTTTTGCTAAATTTGAAACTCCTGAACACGGGATCCGCGCGCTTGGCCGAAATATTCTTTCTTACCAGCGCCGGGGAGTTGATACAGTCAGTGAAATTATCAGCAACTGGGCTCCGGAGAAAGACGGGAATAACACGGCGGCCTATATCAAGGCAGTCTGCGAGCGACTCGGTGTATCCGCAGATCAGCCACTTGATGCATCTAACCCGGACACACTACGGGCCTTATGCGCGGCAATCATCCATCATGAAAACGGCAATCAACCATACAGTGAGCAACAGTTATCAGATGGTGTAAGCGCTGCTCTCGGTCTATCAAACATACCTACCAGCACCAAGCGCTATACGGGAACCGCATGGTTCGATGCGCTCAATGAAGCAGATCAGGCTAGCGTTTTACGGCAAACTGAAGCCTTGGATAAGCAACAAAGAGAAGAATACAAAACAGCTGTTGATGGGAAAGTTCGTGATGCCAGTGCAGCATACATGCGTGGTGTAGAGTTCCCTAACCCCCCTTCTGAGAATGATTTCTTTGCAGCTTATGGTGTCCGTGAGGGCGCTCTAAAATACACCGAATTCCGTAACACTCAGATCGCGGGTCAATACATCGGCTCGTTTCGTAACATGCCCACCAGCAGCATCATTGCGTACAGGGATCAGCTAAAGCCTGATACTGGCGCGACTGGTGAAGGCTATGCGAACCGCGCCGAATTATTCGATAAGGTATCACTTGCGGCAAACACTGTGCTTAAACAGCGACAAGATGATCCATATGGTGCCGCTGTTGAGCTTGGTGTTTATAAACAGATTACAAGCTTTACCCCGCAAGCTGTCACCGATGAGGTTACTCGTCGATATTCTGCGCAGGAAAACCTCACTAAGCTTGGAATCACTGCCCCGATACTTTCCAGTGAAGAATCTGCAAGCCTTGCTCAGCAGGTACGTGGTACTCAAAACGTAGAGCAGACTATCAGCCTCTTGCAATCAATGGGACGAACACTCCCACCAGCAGCAATGCGTCAGGTCGCATCAGCCATTGCACCAAACAACGCCGCAACCGCCTATTCTGCGCTGCTGCTGGGCACCCCGGATAATCAGTACGACAACAACAAGTCGACGATCGCCTATAGTCAGTTCATCGGATATAAGCCAACGATGAACAAGTACGACGTAGCTAAAACCATCCTTGCTGGTGATCAGCTTCTAAATCCAACAAAGGCAATGAAAGATGCTGGTATACAGCCTGTTCAGATACCAAGTGAAGATAAGCTTAAGTTTGCCTTTGACAATGAAGTAGGCGAATCATTCAGCAGTAACGCACAAGCCCGTCAGATGAGCTACAGCTTATTTAAAGCAGCCTATGCTGGTATTGCCTATCAATCAGGAGATAGCGCTATGGCTCGCACTGCTGCTCCCAATTCGAATGTAGTGGAAAAGGCTATACAGATGGCAACCGGTGGCATTTATAAAGGCTTTAACGGCAACGACGTCGTGATGCCATTCGGTATGGATAAGTCCACGTTTAAAGACCGATTTACATCTGCTGGTCGCGAATCGATGACACAAGCAGGACTCAACCCAGCATCACTGGAAAATTTCAAACCGGTCAACATCGGAAATAATCGGTACCGTCTGATTAATGGTAGCGGTCGGAAAGCGACAGATCCCAAAACAGGCCAGGACATCATAGTGAGGGTCGAGCAATGACAGATATATTTTCACTGGCACCCGAAGGTCAAGCTTGGGCTGATGATAAAACTCAAGACAAAATAGCGCGCCCTGATGACTATGAACCAACCTTTCTGCAAGGCGCTGGCTCGGCTATATTCAGCGGTGCCGCTGAGGGTACTATCGGCTTGGCGCAATCAGCAGTCGGTTTCAGTCAGAGGCTAATTAGCGACCCTGCTTTTACTGCCGACATTGCACCAACACTAAATATATTCCGAGCTATGTTCCCAGAGGCTGATGAGTCATTAAACGACACCTATCAGTCTATGGGCAAGCAACTGCAAGACGCACGTAGTTATGTGAAGCCTGATGCAGGAAGTCAGGGAACTGCTGCTGATGTTATTCATGGCTTGGGGCAATTTATCCCAGCTATTGGTACCACTATTTTTGGTGGGCCAGTTATAGGTGCTGCGACAGCATTCGGATCCACTTATGAACAGTCCTATCAGGATTTCAAAGGCAAGGGTGTAGAAGAGTCGACAGCACGTAATCTGGCTACGCAGCAAAGCCTGTTTAATGCTGCTGGCATGGCTTTACCTGCTGCCGTCGGAACAACGCTAGCAACACGTATAGCCTCTGGAGTTGCTATCAATACCGGTTTCGGTGGACTGAATCGCTATTCCGTGGGCGAGACACTCGAAGAGAAAGGCTATACCGATATGGCAAAGCAATACCGTGTATTCGACGGTCAAGCCATGCTAGTGGATGCAGTGCTCGGCGGTGCATTCGGGGGGGCACATCATTTTTATGCGCGCGGTCGTGATAACTCTTCGGAACCGAATACAGAACCTGAAACACAGAACCCTGCCGCGGAAGCTGGCAACACTGAGCAAAGCATGTCATCAGTTGAGCCATCATCTGTACCAGTTGAACAGCCACCTACTACCCGTTCTGATGCGGAGACTTCAGCAGAGTATGACTCACGCCTCTTCGAGTTGCAGGATCTGGCAAGTCAGTTAATTCCTGTAGGTGATCGTAAGTCACTCATCTCAGAGATTCATTCTGCTCAGCGAGCTTTGGATAACCTGGAGCAGCTTCGACAGACATTAAAGGGTGGTAAAGCAACTACCAGTAGCGCTCGCCGTATTCGCAATCGTGATATTGCTGCCCTGGATGCGCAAATAGAACCAGCGCGTGCCAGTATTGAGCAGCAGCGGCAGCAATTAGCCAGCCACAGTAGAGGTGGGAAGTACTTCGAAGCAAAGGCAGATCTATCCCGCATTGAACAAGGCATTATTCCGGAAAGTATACGCGGTCTGGTTCGTGAGTCAGAGATCAAACCTAGTGACATCGATGCAGCTCACATCCTCAATGAGGGGCTACATTACGATATCGAATCAGCTCCGGTTCTCCATGGCAGTAATGAGAGCATCAATAGTCACGTATCCGCAATGGATGAGGCATATCGGCAGTTATCTGAGGGGCAACCCGTCAATGTTACATCACAGGTGCGTGGTTTAGATGGTCCAATCAGACCCAGCGATCTTGGTGCGGCAGCGGAACAGCGCCAGGCAATTCAACAGGTCTTCGACGAAAATGGCATTAGGCATGAAGCAGTGCCAGAAACGTCACCTGAAATCCCAACGCCCCGGGCTGATAGTGCGTTCACTGCGACACATGATACAAGCTCTCAAGTCAGTATTGACCCAGACACAGGACAAGCTATTTCATCAGCCAGCTATGACCTGATGGCTGCGCGCGATCTCGCTACTCTCAACCCAGAAATGACCATTGCACACCCGGATACCGGGCAACCGACGAAACTCGCCGATATTCTGGCGCATCTTGACGAGCAGATTAAGACCGCACAAAAAGAATCGAAAGTGTATTCCGTTGCAGCAGCGTGCTTCCTGAGGAACTCATAAAATGAAACAGGCATGTGTAGAAGCGATTGCACAGACTTTAGGGCGCCAACCTAAAGCTGAAGAACTGAAAAATATTGAAGACCGAATTAAAGATGCAGTGCGGCAAGTTAGTAGAAATAATGCCCGTGACGGAAAAACAGGGATCCCTGACGCTCAAACCTATATGGATGCCGCTGAACTTGTCCGGCAGCGCGTAGTGCATGATATCTATAAAAAACGTCAGCGGCTGGCACAGAACGCCATAGCAATATCTAAAGTGACAGACACCCTAGATGCTGCAATCCCTGTTGACCAGCAAACACCCGCAAATTTACAGCAGTTTATCTTCTCTGGCCGACGCTCATCCGATGGCACTGATATTCCAGTAACTTCCGCTGAAGAACTGGCAGCAGGTGCTTATCAGGACTGGTCAAGACAACTCAGCGCTGAACTATTAAAAGCGGGTCCTGAGGTACAGCGGTTCTTCGAACAAAGCCGCGCATTAGGCGAACAACGATTCAGAAACCTGTTCGATCGTCAGGTTGCAAAGTCTGGTCAACTGCAAATATTAAAAGAAATTCATGGAGAGGATACGGGCAATCCAGCGGCAAAGAGAATTGCTGAAATATGGAAACCTTTGGCAGAAAGAGTCAAAGCAGAGATGAATGATGCTGGATTTGATATAGGCCACCGTGATGATTATAACATCCCCTATGTTGATACATCCGAGTTAATACGTAACGCCGGACGTGATAAGTGGTTGTCCAGTCTGCCAGCTGCTGAGAGAGCGAAAGCAACAGTATCAGGTCGGCAACCTCCGATAGACTTTGCAAAGCAAGCATGGGTTGATGATGTTTATGATACGCAGGACCGAACACAATATGTGAATCTTGATGGCTCGCCGATGAATGATATTGAATATCGTCAGGCTCTGGAGGCTATCTACGAAACAAAGGCCACCGATGGTGCTAACAAAATTGAGCCTGGCGCATTCATGGGTACTG